ATGTCTTTACCCTTGCGGTCTATACCTTCGCGGTCGTACAAGTCACGGGCGTTCTCACGCTTGCGTCTTGCGGGGGCTTCACCCCGTTCGACTTGCTGTGTGTATTCTTTTTTGTAGGGGCGGGGCTTATTTACGTATGGCATTTATTTCCTTCCACAGTGAGCGCACTCGCTCACCCAGCAGTAATTCTTGCACAAACCATTGGGCTTTGCATTCCAAACGCCCGAACTATATGCGCCTTCTAGCATGGTGATGGTAGGCATCCAGTTGCCCCAGTAGCGGTGCTGTTGTTGGGCTTCGTAAACGGACGGCACGAACTTGCCCTCAGTCAGAAATAACAACCCGCCCTTGACCTTGCCTACCTTGGGAAACATCTTGAACACAGCCAACGCCATGAGTTCCAACTGACCAACGTCAGCGTAACGGCTCTTACCAAGTTTGTAGTCCACGACCCGCGCTTCGCCCCTCTCCTCGTCCACGATAAGCAAGTCGGCTACGCCACGAAACCAGCAGTCGGGTGAGAAAAAGTCGCACGGCTCTAACGATTCAGTCAGAGCCATTTTGATTTCACAATACTTGGTGCCAGAGATACGCTTTAAAGACTCAAGCGGTTCTTGCATGAAGTCGAACTTTGCAGGTATGGGTACATCGTCACGGATATACAACTCAGCGGCTGTGTGTGCTTCTTTGCCATACATGGCGGCTTCGCCCTCTGGCTCTTTCACATCCTTGATTACCTTGGTGTGGTAATACTTCTTTGGACAGGTTGTAAAAGTTTTCAGACTAGAAAACGACCATGCTGGAATCTTATTAGCAATCACCGTATGACATCCCCATCCCGCTTTCGCAGTTGACTGGTAACCCTTCAGCCCATGATGGTGTCCAACGCATGCAGGATTCCACATAGGCTCGTGCCTCATCTGCTTCTTCTTGCCGAGCGACAATGCCGATAGCATCGTGTACTGTAAGTACAACCTTGTACCGCTTGGCAATTCGTAACATTTGTTCACCAATGATACACCGAGCGATTGCCTGTGTGAAGTTTTCTACGACCTTTCCACCATAAATTTTATTGGTGCCCTTACGGGTGGTGTACTGGAATTGGCGTTTACCCTCACCATCCACAACCTCGACTAGCCCGCTATAGAACACATACAACCCGTTGGGTAAGCGGATGCGCCCCCCATTCGGACCAGCGTCTACAGTCAGCAAACCGTTGCGACCCAAGTTCATGGTCTGCCCACGCGCCATACATCTCAGGGCTTCTTGGGATTCACGCCAGAGTTGCGGTATCTTGGGGTACGTCTGGCGGTAAGTATCAATAATACGTTTCGCCTCATCATCTTCAATCTCCGTGCCAAGTGTTTTGAGTTGTAGTTGAAACTTCGGGCCACCCATGCCGTACCCCGCGCCGAGAATCGTTGTTTTACCGACGAACCGTTCGTCTTTGCTAATCTTATCAACCGACTGGTTGTAGATAACAGATGCCATGATTTTGTATACGTCCTCGCCATTTGCAAATGCCCCCACTAAATCGTCTTGCTCGGATTCCCACGCCAAGGTGCGGGCTTCAATTTGTGATGAGTCAGCATCGATAAACACATAGCCCTCTGGGGCAAGGATGGCTTGCTTGAGTTTGGGTGGCGGTTCGTCTTGCTTTTGACGGGGTAAGTTCTGTAGGTTCACAGAGTCCGTACCACCCCATCGCCCTGTGTGTGCGGCGTAGTACTTCAACGGTACTGGGAATAACCCTCGCTTGGCGATGTCGATGAATCGTTGGGTGCGAGTCTCTTCAATCGTTGACTTTGTACCCAGCCTAGCCGCGACCAACGCTTGCACCCGTTTGTCTTCATGCTCTAGCAAATCTTGTAGGGCAGCATCTGTCTTGGCAAATGCAAACGTCTCTTTGCCTGTGGTCATGCTTATTTTTAATGGGGGCGATACGCCTATAGACTCAAGCATCTTGGCAAACTTGGGGTTGCTCATTAACGTCTTGCGTACATCTGCCTTTACCTCTTCGTCACCCAGTATGTGTTTGACGGCTAAGTCTTTGTGACCTACGGCTTGCAATGCGTTGACCAAGTGGTTGGTCTTTTGCCCGACAGTCTCAGCAAGGTGTTGCTCTAACAGCACGCTATCGAGGCGCAGTACTGGGTCGATGAACATGCGTAGAGTCAGGTCAATCAGCTTTAGTTCTGACTTGGGAAACTTGCCCATCATTTTGTTAAAGATGTCGTAGGTTAACTGCACATCGTTCTTGCAGTACTCGCCATACCTTTCGAGTTCACGCGGGGTGAACTGTACCAAGCGTTTGCCTTTGGCATCGTCCACCTCAGTGCCCTTATGCCCCACGCCATACTGAACGGCAATGTTCTTGAGAGATACGCTTTGTTCTACGCCATGCAAGGCACGCGCCATCGATTGTGTGTCGAGCCAGCCCATAGGTTTGATGCCGTACCGCCATGACAGGATAGACCCGTCGAACATGGTGTTGTGTGCCAGTACAAGCGAGTCCGCCCAAGGCAGTTGGTCAAGCGCCGCCGCTACTAGCAGTTCGCTACCTGATACCCACTTGGGTGGTGCGTCATCTATCTTGTAAGCAAAACCAATTGTCTGAAACAAGCCAGCCCGCACATACTCTTCAGTACTTATCTTGCTAAGGCTGTAGTCTTGGTCGTAGTAGGTTTCAAAATCTATTGTAATTAGGTGAGTCATTTACTGTCTGTCCTTTTTCGTATTCTTCTATTAGTTTTCTTTTGTCGTTTTTTCTTGGCTCAAGCGCATCGCCAGAAACGATTTGCTCTAGCATATGTTTATGCATATCTTTAAGATATATGGTTCGATAGGTTGCTAGTAGTACGTCAACCTCTTCTTTAGACAAAGCCCAAAGCGCACCATAGCGTCCACCTCTTGCTACTTCTTGCAACGCTTCTATAACAGTTTCCCAACGACCTCTGGGGCTGTAGTGCATGAACTCTTCGGGGTTAGTTTGCATGCGGGCTAATACCAACTGGGTGTAATCAGAAAAGCTTTCCATATAAATCCTCTATCTTCATCAGCCATTCTTTTAACTGGCCTACGTTTGTTTCGTTGATGACCCACGCTGTGCCGTGTGCCTTGCGTATCTTGGCAATCTCGCGCTCTTGCAAGACTGTCGTTACACCCTTACCCGCTTTACACTCGATGGCTATGAAGTGCCCATCAAGACAGCAGATGATGTCGGGTATGCCTTGCCTGCCGTAGCCGTTGGCGGGCGGGCAGAAGTAATAGACACCATGCTCATCAAGTATGGTGCGTACTGCGTGCTTGACCTTGACTTCAGGTGTCTGAGCCATACGCCAATTCTTCGTCAAGTTTTTGCATGTAGTGCTTGGCCTTGCCAGCATCGTCACTACCATTTTTGCGACCAGCACGCATGCTGTACTTGATGATGTTGCCTTTAAGAAAGCCAAGGAATTCGTCACGGGTTAGCACAGCTTGCATGACAGCCCAAGGTTGCACAGGCATATCTTTGTAGTGATTACCGCTGACCTGTAGGTCGTCAGCACGCGTGCCGTTGAACCGTTGTTCCATTAAAGTCTCAGGGAAAAGTTCCATTTGTTGCATAGTTACTTCCAAAATCGTTGTAAAACTTTTGTGCCAAAAAAATCTTTCTGGTACTCTTTTTCTCTGGGTTCTGTCAGTCGTTTCTTACTTGGCAAAGCACCCGCGAATATTTCTTCTTTAGTTTTGAAATTACAAAAACAAAGTTTGCAATACCTTCTGCGGTAAGTGAACTCTTCGTTCTGTATCGTTTCGACAATAGCTATCTTGTCGCCCTCGCACTTGGGGCACTTCATTCCTCTCTCGCTTTTAGCATTTCTTCTGCCAGTATGTAGGCGGATTTAGCTAGGTCGGGGTAACTTGTATGGGGCGATGAAATTTTGATTGCTTGCATAGCTTTAGCCGCAAAGTAATCCCGTAAGGTAATAGCAGAAATCATTTCGTGTTCTTTCATTTATCCTCCGAACTCAACATAAAAATTGATACGGCGACTATCACCACTACCACCCCACCAAGGCACATCAATAAGACTGCCCATGCAATTGTTTCAAGCATATTGTTTTTCCTTTCTGTTAGTTTCTTCTGCGTCTGCCAATAGTTTGGCTACCTTACTTAAGTACACAACCTTCTCTGTGTTTTCCTCGTCTATGTAGTCCGCGCCTGTTGTGAATGTTGCTGATGTTTTACTGTCGAGTTTGGGAGACACCACTTTGCACTGGTAGCCAGCCCAATCAAAATCTTGTAGCCCACGGATGTGTTCTTTGACAACAGTTGTTTTGTTGATGTACTTTCTTTCGTGCTCTTTTACATAGTGCACGATCTTCTTGGTTTGCCCTGTTGCTGTCTTGATACTCTTGTCTCTATCCTTGAAGAATTGTGCTGTCTGGTCGTTGTTCACACCAAAGGTAACGCGGTCGCCGTTCTTCTTGACTACCACATTCCAACGGCTATCACGGGTTGACCACCACTCGTGCATGTTGGCAAATAAATTTCTAACCACTACTCTGCTTTCCTCTATTGTTCTTGCATCGTCTTCAAGGAACTGTGCTGGCATCCAACCTTTTGTGACATAGGTTTTAGAACGCCCACTTGTTTTGCGTGCGTGGGCATTGCGAATAGGTATGACATGCGTGTTAACTCGCAACTCATCACAGAACTTGATCTCGCCTGTCTTTCTGTTAACTGTGAGATACATGTGCAGCCAAAAGAGTTTGCCCTCCATATCAAACGCCATGCCAAACTGATAGGGCGCACCCACTTGATAGGACACATGCCACGGCAACTTCTTTTGTTTTGTTGCAAACATTATTTTTGGGGATAACTTGCCTTCGATTTGATCGTTGTATTTGGATGCACCGCTCACGCACATGATGGCGGGTAGTGGTTTGGTTATATCGACTGTCGTTGTCTTCTTATCCCAATACATCAGCCAAGGGTTAGGTACATGAACACCGAGTTTCTTTAACCCAATCACGGAATCTTTATCCAACCAAGACTCGTTCATGGTTGGCAGTTTTACTGCTTGGAATGTGTGGTCAAGGTGGTCTAGTAGTTCTGATAAATTCTGCGCTTTCTCCTTGTTGTACTTGCGCGGGATGCGCGGTTCAGCTTTTGTTTTATCTACTACGTCTGTTATTGGTTGGACAGGTTTCAAGAATCTGGTAACAAACAACAAAACTTTATTTACAAGTAAGCGTGCAAATGCAAACATTTTATTTCTCCAGTTCTAGCAGTTTTTCTTCCAGCCTACGAATGCGCTGACGGTTGTAGTCAACAACACTGTTTGCATACTCAAGCGATTTCTCTGCTTGCATCTTTGATAGGGTTGCATCACGCATTTCAATGTCAATGATTTCTTTTAGTGTGCGTGGTCGCAACATATCTCTTATAAAGGCTACTATGGTTTCTCGTTTAGTCATTTCAATACTCCATCCATCCAGTAATAATGTACTTGTCGTTAGACAAGGGCGGGTTCCCACGGTGGGTGTGCGTGTATGACGCAGGCCACATAACTAGCGTACCTTTGGTAGGTTTATACCTCTTGTGTTGATATAAAAATTCTGTTTCGCCACCTTCATGTACATCGTTCAAGTAGTACATGAACACAACCAGTCTATTTGAGTTGTTTCTACTACTATTCTCAAAGTGCCACCTGTGGTAACCCCCACCTATCAAAGTTTTCTGTACCCTTAAACCGTATACGCTGTGAGACTGCGCTTCCTTTAGACTCGCATAGACAGAGACATATTCTTCATATTTTTCACTTAACACCTTCATAGAGTCTAAAGCGTGAGGGCTGTCATTTTTTAAAAAAAGATCCCAACCATTGTGAACAAATAAAGTCTCGTCATCTTTTTCAAGCGCAGTGCCATCATTTAGCTGTCTCCTTGTAAGTGTCCTATTTATTTTTTTAGTCATCTCAAAATAGTCTATGCAATAGGTACATGCTTCAGGTGGCAATGCGTTTTCAAATATAGCGATGTGGTCTTCAATCTTCATCTTTTACCCTTAAAAAATAAATCCAAGTAGGACTTGCTCATCTTGTATAACTCTGGCAAAGATAAATTCTTCACCCGAAACTTTACCCCTGTGCAGGCGCGCATTAGCGTGAGTAGTTCTTCTGTGCATTCAACGCGTTCAAGAACAACCTTTTCATCGTTCTTAGGTTTGAACCGCACAAAAAACAGCGGGTCTCCTCGGTTGATGATTGTTGGTTTGCTAACGTCTTTTTGCATAAACGTGAAATCAACTGGGCGTACCCAACGGCCTATGTCATAAGAACCGGGGATGACTAATGCATTATTTAATGATGGGGAGTCCAACAAGAACACCGGTAGAAGTTCCATCTCTACGGATTCGTGTGCGTAGAAAAGATATCTAGGTGGGTAAGTCATAGTCCCATCCTCACGCACATAACAAAAGTTATCGTGGAAGTCTTGTGACCAACCAAACCCTTGCACCTGCATAGTTATACCGCCTTCTATCGTAGGTACTATGGACGCAGTGCCACTTATAGGCGCGGATATAACAAATGTGTTTTTTAGGTACGTTTGCGTAGCGGGACATCCTATAAACTCTCGCCCCTTGTGTCTGTCTACAACTTCTTTGAGTAGCGGTTTAGGGTCATCCATCAGGATGTATGACTCGTTTGAGGGAGGTATTGCGGGGTGATGCGTGAAGTTCAGAGGCATCGGTGTCCAATATACTGTTGTCATGTGTTTTTCTCCTTTAATGCTTGTTCAATCGCTTTAGCATAATCAATCGCGCTGTGCGTTATCGTCAAATGCAATAGTGCGTTACGCTCCTCAGCCGTCAACCCAACCCAAGGTCGCTTGTAGTCTTGGATGTCATCGTCATCATCTACTCTGCGGTGTGGCACTGATATACCTATGTGTCTAGTCATGCTTGTCCCCTTGCTCTGATTGCTTTTACGTAAGCCAACAACATTTCTGCAACCCAACTCTGCATTGCTGGGTTATCTTTTAGTCCACCTAAGTCTGTTGTTTCTAATAACTTTGCACACGCCTCACGTTCGGCTTCTATCGCTGGCTTGAGCATATCTATCGCTGTCTCATGCAACTTTTGTTGTATCTCTAACATCTCTGTCAACTTGGCAATCATTTCATCTTGTGTCATGTGTTCTTCTCCTTGATATCGTAAAACCAATCATTTCCCGCACTCCATTTGCGTGTGCCATCTACTGTCCAAAACCTTTGGGCGGCTTGGAAGTCAGGGAACTTTGTCTCAGCAGGGATAAGGCTCTGGTCATACCACAAGCAACGATTGTTTGGCTGACAAGCAAACTGCCCGTTATCTAAAGCAATCCAGTTAAAAGATTTATGCTCTTCTGCTTGTTCGGTAAAGCCTGTATCTAAGTCCATACCTTCAGCGCAGAAGTCAACAGTAAACAAGTAGCGACCAAAGTGCCACTCCTTGTCTTTGCCAAGAAACTTCACGCCTAGATTACGTAAGCCTATCTTTTCAATAACGGTAAACCGATACCCCATGCAGTCCCATAGTTGCAAAGTATCAATAGGTAAATTACCGTGGTCTTCTTTCCACACATATGCATGGATGGGTAGCTTGTCATACAAAGCGCTGTAGGCTGGCAGTAATGACTCAATGCGGAACACCTGACCACGCAAGGCTTTAAGACTGACCCAGATAGCAGGCTCTAACTCTCCGTGACCCTTATGCTCGTTGTACAAAAACTCTCGTCTAACAAAGCATTTAAACGGGGGTAAAGATGCCACGATGTAACTCATTGCTTCCCCTCTAACTTAGCCAGTCGGTCACCCAACTCGCGTA